GTATAAAAACTCTCGTCGATTACCGTAACTTGTACGCCTGGTGATGTTAGTGCCATATCGCCTATTCTCCTGGTAATAGTTGCTCATAATATTTAGCATTCTGTTCCAAAAACAGCCAGTTAGACACATAACAAAAGGGGTCTAAAAGGGTAAATATCAGATGCGACCACTCTGCAAGGCCTGCGCACAGCGACCTAGAGCCATTAATTACTACAAAGACACTCGTGCCTACTATAGAACACTGTGTGAAATCTGTTTATCACACGGTGCGGGTGCGCATGTGCCTCGTTGGCAACGTGCAGGATACAAACCCAAGACCGTGTGTGAAAAATGTGGATGTCGATCCCAACACGCAGAGGTGTTTCGTGTGTTCCACATAGATGAAAATCTCAACAACTGCAGGCCCAACAATCTCAAAACCGTGTGCTTAAACTGTGCTTCTATTCTAGGCAAAGAGGGCATCACTTGGAGGCAAGGAGATCTGGTGGCTGACTACTAGATTTGCACTTTGTTCATAGAGCTCATCAATAGAACCGTTGTTATTGATAGTACTGTCAAACTCACTGCCTAACCATGCCCACTCTGATGCATGTATTTTTCGCATCTTCATAGCATTAAGGCCTACGTTGTTGCCCTGATTAGCACTGATAGCATCTGCATACCATTCGGGCAACTCACCACGCTGCACCCAAACAATCTGTCCGCCTGCGTCTTTAATTGATTTAATCTCGTTGGGGAAACGGCAGTCTGAAATAACTATATGGTCTTTGCTGGTGCGTAGTTTGTTTTCTAATGAAGCGATCCATATATCATCATGGAACGATCTACGACAGACTTCTGTGCCCCAGTATTGTAGAACCCATCTAGGAGTTAGTGTAGGCATATCCAACCGTTCTGCCCACCAAGGATCTACCTGTTCCCGCCATTCTCGAGCCTGTGCTGTGCGTCCTTCCAGCATAGTTCGATCCCAACCAAACACACTGGCCACAGCGTCTTTGAGTGTTGAAGCAAAACTTTCTCTGCGAAATTCGTGAAAATTAACTAGATAGTCGGCCACGGTGTCTTTGCCCGAGCCTATAAAACCGCATACACCTATGATCATAAACTGTCCCCTTTAGAACAATTATAATATAGATTAGTTACAAGGTCAACCAGTTATCCAGGTATATCCGCTGCCGCCGGGAACCAATTTCATCAAATCATCTATGAGTTTTTCCATCTCAGCCTGCGCTTCTGTGATCAATGCTGTGCCGTTAAGCTGTGTGCCACCCTGTGGGCCTGCTATTTGTCCAAACTTGCTTCGTGCCTGCCCCAGCATCATCTTGCAGTTAGCCAAACTATAGTCTTTGATCCATTGCCCCGAGTATACATCATCTATGATAGAAAAATCCGGTTTGGTATTGTAGACCTGTAACATTATGCTTTCTTCTCCACGGGGACGTTGATGAATTATCAATTTGCGACTCTGAGGATGATAGGTAAAATTAATAAAAGAACCAAACATTTTGCCAACCAACTCCTGATACTGACTAAACAGTTCATAGGTTAGTAGCCCGCCCATGTTGGTACTGCTTAACAGATAGGTGTTGGCATAGGCCAAATTAAATGGTTCGAACACTGTGCCTCCTGTGCCGTTACCGGTTCTAGAACCAACACTGCGTCTAAAAATTTGACGCACCTGTTGAATTTCCTTGGGGAGAATGTATTCGTTGTTGCTCTCTGTCAGCGTTATAAACACATAGCTTTCTTCCACAGCGTTATCGCTACGCTGACGGAAAGTTGCTAGAGCACGATTAAGTGCTGTGTCGTAGTGTATGGGGTCTAATTCTACATCTACCATACCATCGCCTAGCATGGCTTTGCAGTAGTTGAAAACAGAGTTTTTGGCTTGATCTGATGTGCTCATACAAGTATTTATCGTAGCGGTAAATATATGACTATGCCAAGACTCAGTTTATACCGTCCCGAAAAGGGCAACGATTTCCGCTTTATAGATAGATCCGCCTGGGAAATGTTCCAAGTTGGTGGCACTGATGTGCTGGTGCATAGGTACATAGGGCCGGGAGCTGCAATTCAAGGCGATACTCCTAGCACACCCGATTACACCACTGATAATGTAGCAAACATACAGGATCTTCTATTTTTAGAAAACAGGGATCGCAAATACGATCCCGATGTTTACGTCATGCGCGGTGTCTATAATATATCTGATATCGATTTCAACCTCAGCCAATTTGGACTGTTTCTACAGAATGATACAATTTTTATCACGTTTCACATCACCGATACCGTGGAAAAACTAGGTCGTAAAATCATAGCAGGCGACGTAATAGAACTACCACATCTCAAAGATGAGTATGCTTTGAATGATTTGACATTTGCGCTGAAACGTTTCTTTGTCATAGAAGAAGTTAGTAGAGCAGCAGAAGGATTTTCAGCCACATGGTATCCACACTTATATCGAGCCAAGTGCAAACCATTAGTAGACAGTCAAGAATTCAAACAGATCCTAGATGGCATTGCTGACAGCGATGCTTATCAAGGCACTTATAACGCAGGCATCACATACTATCCGGGTGATATAGTACTAGCAGCTAACGGTAAAAAATATCAGGTCATACAGGAAGTCACGGGCATTGCTCCACCTAACAATACCTACTATGCACTAGCAGATACTCTGCGAGATGTTGTCAGCACCTATGAAAAAGAAATGCAGATCACTGCTGCGGTGTTGGATCAAGCAGAAGCAGATGTGCCACGCAGCGGCTACGACACCAGCAAGTATTATACCTTGCAGAGAAACGCTGACGGAATAGTTGAATTAGCCACTGTGGATGCGGGATCTGTAACAGTGGATGCACAGAGACAGGCCACCGACGAAGCAGGTAATCTACTATATGACACGGATGGTAATGCTGTGTATGTTGGACAGACTGCCAGCAGTGTAATATTGCCAACAGACGGCGATGGCTATGAAGGATATCTAACCAAAGACGGTGTACCTCCTAATGGTGCTCCATTTACCGCAGGCATTTCATTTCCGGCTAGTCCTGTCAATGGCCAGTTTGCACTGCGCACAGATTATCTGCCCAATAGACTGTTTAGATACGATGGCCTAAGATGGCGAAAATTTGAGGACAATGTTCGAATGACCATGAGCAATCTCGGAGCCAGTGATGTTGCTGCTGGTGAACCGTTTGCAGGCAAGGATGTGAGAAAGACACAAAAATCTACATTCATCAATAACCCCACTGTGAGCACCATAGATGGCCACACAGTCAAAGAAAAGCAGAGCCTCAGCAAGGCTCTTAGACCCGAGGCAGACCTATAATGGATTTTCACTACGACGGACAGATAAGACGCTATGTCACACAGTTCATGCGTGTGTTTATAGGGTTCAAGTATCAAGCAGGCGATGGCGATCAACGACAGATTCCTGTGATGTACGGAGATTTAACTAGGCAAGTGGCCAGCATCATCAAAGATAACTCAGAAAATAAAATGCCTACTGTTCCTAGGATCGCCTGTTACATCACAGGTCTTGAAATGGATACCAACAGACTCAGTGATCCTACGTTTATTTCAAAGATACATATCCGAGAACGCAGATTCACAGACGCTAGTGGCACTAGAGAATACACTGGCGCACAAGGCGGCAGCTATACAGTAGAACGGTTAATGCCCACACCGTTTAAATTGACCATGAAAGCAGATCTGTGGACTTCTAACACAGATCAAAAACTACAGTTGCTTGAACAGATATTGGTGCTTTTTAATCCCAGTCTGGAACTTCAGACCACAGACAACTACATAGACTGGACCAGCCTTAGCGCCATGTATCTAACCGGCACTAATTTTTCAAGTAGAACCATACCACAAGGAGCAGAAAGCGACATAGACATCTGCAGCATGGACTTTGAAATGCCGGTTTTCATATCGCCTCCTGCTAAAGTTAAAAAATTAGGTATAGTGCAGAGCATTGTGGCCAACGTGATGGACGATGAAGGAAATGTAATAAATCTCGAAGATTTAATTTATAATAACAGTGCTACTGGTCACTTTGAGCCTGGTAACGATGCTGTTGGTATTGGAGTAGGCGGTAGTCCGTTTGGCAGATACGGAATTCTGTTGTTTAAATCAAATACCGGTAATCCCAACGATAATCAATACGATCTAACATTGGTTGATCCTGTAGAGGCTGTGACGTCACTGGGTCTTAGTGAAAAGGAAACAAAAACTGGTGAGCCGATTGATTGGAATATAATATTAAATACTCAAGGCGGTTATGTTCCAGGCAGTGAAGTTTTGTTTGGAAAATCCAACGGATTAAAAATAGTAGGAACATTTGTAATTAACCCACTGGATCCTAGCATATTAGTAGTGTCCTTAGATACAGATACATATCCAGGCAATACTGATATACCCAGCTCCATACCGGGATTCAGTGCCAGAGGCACCGTGGATGCTATTATAGATCCCTACAAGTATAATCCGCTAGAAGTGTATGGCTCACACGCAGCCATACCGTTGGGGTTGAGATTTTTAATGCTAGATGATGTTAATAACAGTGTAAATCGTGGTGGTTACATCAATCTTCCTTCTCAACCTGCAGACAGTACCAGTGTGCCTTATCGTGGACCGCAGGCCTGGAGAGAACCCAGCAACAATGATTCATCTTGGGAAAATCAAGATGGCACAGATCCAATTATCAAAGCCAACTCTATTATAGAGTGGACTGGGCGTACATGGACCACAATATGGGATCCAGAAGAAAATACCTTAGAGGCAGCAGACATACTAGGTGAAGAATTTAGTCCAACCTATATCCAAAATATACGCACAGGTGTCAAATACCAGTGGGAAGGCACACAATGGATCAAGGCTTTTGAAGGTGAGTATGTGTCAGGAGAATGGAGCTTCAGGACTTCAGATGGATAAGTACTGGCATGCAACAGCGGGCCGGATTACTATTCTTAGCTAAAACCACAGGTCGTATACTGCTGATCCTAGATGCAGAGCGGTGGACTGTGCCCACATTTCAGCGCAATAACAGTCTCCTAGAAGATGCAGACGACTTGTTAAATCAATATGCACAGGGTCGAATAGTTCCTATTGAACTGTATCTGTCCGAAGATCGCGGTTTTGAATATGGCACATATGTGTGTGTGGTCGATCAAGAGTTTTTGACCCTAGCATCAAAGACTGTGTGTTGGGCAGATTTGGATTGCTTGCCAAAACAATTGCATTCCGGACTACGCACCACATTAAATAACACTGTTATTAGAACTAAAATTGAAACCATTATGGGGTTAGAAAGGCTACCGAAGTAGCCTCCTAATGTTTAGATTACAAAAGTAATCACGCCAGCCGTTATTAACATCAGTCCGCCCCAGGCACCCAATGCTTTGTAATAGGTACCAAACGGTGTTCCAAAATAACGATTACCGATCATCACACATTTGTGAGTCGGACTTAACAAGTAACCAGCAAAGTCAATAGCAAAGAACCATAAGAAATACTCAACTCCAAAGACCTGAGACATTAATACAGCAATCGCAATAAACTTACCTGAACTACCCATTAAAAAGCTAGCTATGAGACCTATGACGCTGATGATTAACATGCCAACGACAGTATGCGGATCGAGCACACTGGTCTTTAACATTGTTTGCCATGCGGCATCATAAGTTTTCATGTAGTTACCTAACATGATAACTGCACCAACCCATGCTAACACATCCCAGCGAACATAGCCAAGAAGTTTTTTCGGACCCCATTGCTGACTGATGACGATGTAATACAGGGTCAAGAAACCAAAACAACCAACCATCCATGCATCGTTGTAAATGTAAAGGCCAATGGCCGCAAACATTGGAACAACGTTTCGTAAGACTGATGATAGTTTGAAGTTTCCCGGTGTGATTATTATTTCGTCGTCATTCACCTGGCTCCAAATGTACCAAGTAATAAACACGAAACTAACAATCAACAGGGGCGCAATCAGGCCAAGCCACGCACCATAAGTTAAACCAAATGCCGCGATTGGTAGGATTACTGTTTTCTCAAGTGGGCTCCACAAATAATAGTGGTGTGTACTCAAGTAATCAACAATGCCTAACTTTTCACGGCCCGGTCCATCTTTTGGTGCTACTGTATCCAGCAAACCTGCTGACACAGTGACTCGACCTTCAATTGGAAGAATACCTCCAATTGCACTTAGGAGAACTACTACAAACTTGTTACTTCTGAATGTGTTTCTTACATAGGCAAATGCCGGGGCGAAGAGTTGATACTCTTTTGCTAGTCCGGCAGTGATCATAATGAAGAATATCATCCATAAGTATGATATGTTCTTTAACAGAACGTTTGTGATGAAGTCCATCGTTTCTCCTTTAAAAAAGCACTATAATTATAGTGCCAGTTATTTATTAGTACAAGTACTATGGAGAAATTAGTATGGAATTGAAATTATGATTTCCGTGTTGAAGGAACGTATTCTTTTATTATAGGGAGCCAAGAATCACCAGTGCGTTGTGTCATATTTTCAGCTAATTGTTCAGCTCGCTGCTGGCAAAAAAGCTGTTGATCTGAAGTATATTTCAATCCGTCCATGTCTTGTACTTTAACAGTTTGGCCAGTCGTGCTATTTTTAGCCATTGGCATAAGGTATTTTCTAGTAGTCATAATAGTCTCCCAACATATTTATAAGAAATTTTCTAAATTTCTTGGCCAAATTACCTGACACTGAATTTCCATATTAAGTGCTATTCGATATTCGTCGGTATCTGGCGGGATGGGTTCGTGTTTTAACCAGCCTGGATAAATTATTAAATCGCCTTCTTTGGGTTTGTACCAAAATCTCAGTTCTTTATTTGAATTGTATATACCTAAACAATTTGCAATCGGTGACGTTGATGCGGGTATTTTATGATAATAGACTGCATTGATTTCACATGTATGACTGTGATCGTGAATCCCTTGAAAAAATTCATTAGATCGACTCACATAAGCCCAAATTTTTCTACGATTATTTTTTTTTATTTCTAAAGGTCCGAGCCATTTAGTTGCATGTTCCAAAAATAGCGTGTACAGATGATCTAAATCGTTGGTTATAGTATCTTCTAAAGGCAAACTAGCATCACCGGGATGAATATGATACGGGTAAGAAGCATGCCGTTGCAGAATATATTCTGTGATATGATTTTGATTTCGACACCAGTCTATTGATGTTAGATATATAGGCAGTTGCATCAAATAATATCAAAATTGACAATACATCTTCTGTCTTTAGTGGGATTAGTGCTGGCATGATAAAACTTCCCGTCAAACAGCACGACCCGGCCTTTTTTTGGAGTGACCCTGTGAGTGATCTGGGCTGGCGGAATGAGACTATTAACTTCATCTTGACTGAATTGCGGATATGTTGCATTAGTAGTTATAACAGTGTCGCCATCTGCATCATTGACATAATACAAACAGACTAAATGCGGAATGTCAGCATCCACGTGCAGTAGATTATATTTTTTTTGAAAAATATCTTGTACGTTAGGAAATGTTAAAAATACTCTTCCCCAATATAGCTCATTAAATTTAAAATTTATTTTCTCACAGGCCTGATACATCAAAGGTAGCAGCAGATTAGTTATGGCACTGATCGACCCCGTTTGTTTCTTATAAAACATATGGCCAAACCCATGCGAATCGTGTTCCATTTTTTGATCTAGAGGTATTTTTTTAGTAATGCTGGCTGCAAAATACCAAGGAAAATCTGGATTGTATAATGTGTCCTGAGCTATCTTATCTTGATAGGTTTCAGAAATAAAGTCATCGATAATAATTATGTCATTGATCATGTTTACTCCGTAATCTCTATGTCTGCTGCAATAACGAATCTGTATTTACTACTTTGGATGATGCCGGGTCTATGCCAAAGCTCTCCAGGAAATATCACCCAGGCAAATTGTTGAGGTCTGATAAAATATTTATTTTGCCCGTCGACACCGTCGGGGGCAAATTCTGTTCCTGCATATTCTAATTGTTTAACATCATCAGGTATATGCAAGTAAAAAATTCCACTCATTTTTTTCTTATATGGATTGTTGTTATGGTGATGCCAGTACGAGTCTCGATTTTCTTCAGTGTCTAAGTTAGTCATATAACTCCAGGCCATCATCTCTGAAACTTTTACTTCTTTTCCAAGATACATGAACACACTGAAAAGAAAACTTAATCGATACTTCAACCAGATTGATTCATCTAACTTGAATAAATTTACGTTTGTTTGATATCTAGGACTGTTGGTAAAATAGCTGCCTTTGTCAACTAATTCTTCTATTATTTTTATCACAGTTTGATTATCTTCGGCACTAATCATACTGGAGTAATTAAATGTTTTTACAATATCATTAGATTCAATGGCGTACATATTATTTTACCTTGAAATTTATATTCATTACTATTCTTTGTTTTTTATCTGTTTGGGTGGTACTGGCATGATATTGTAATCCATCAAATATCACTACTTTATTTTCTTCGGATTGTACTAGGTGTTGAGTTTTTAAAAAATTATCGTCGGGAAATTTTTGATCATACAATACTGTTGGACCATTACAGGTTGTAAGATAAAACAAAGCAGTTAGATGAGGGAAGGGATAATCTACATGAGGATTATGAGTATAAGGTCTTGGAGTTTTAGTCATCATCCCTAGCCGTATCCTTGTTACTTCTAATGAACCAAGATCAAAACTGCTGCAAATATTCTCAGCCAGTAGTATTGATTTTTCTGTAAGCGGACTGTCTCCTTGCCCATCCACTGCTACTACATGGCTAAAGGAAAAATCCCATAATTGATGATTGTCTTCAGCCATTCCATATGCAGTGTTTTTACTGTAGAACCAAGGAAATGCCATATCGCCGTTGAGAAAACCAAACGAATTTTGAAACTCTGTTTTGTTTAAAAAATTTCTTTTCTCTAAAAGCATAAACTCTATTTACCCACATCTATTTAGGGTCACAAATTTTTTACATAATTACAGTATACGAGGATTATAAAATGCTACCGTCTATCGAAAAAAGTTTGAGTTTCCAGAGTGAACTTACCAAGTTCACAGAGATGCAGAAAAATATCAGCAATCAAGGTCTAAAAAATGAAATCGAAACAATGATCAATAAACTAATTTTTGAAGTGAGAAAGATCGATGCTCTCCACATGGACCCTAGTACCTTTAAAGAACCCACTGGATTAGACCGGACCAAAGAAAATATTGCACTATTAAGAAAAAAATTAAATAACCTCTGCAAAGATCACAGTGAGTCAACCAGATAACATTTATGTGAATACCGTAGAAATGACTAATATACTGCATGCCAAGCAGGTATTAGACGTGTCTCTTTGCCGAGAAATATCAAGACAAGTGTTAGCTTACAAGTCTCAAAATTCCACTTCAGAAAACACCTCTCCAAACTGTTGGAGAGGTAATCCACATTTATTCGAGACAGGACTCACTGATGAGATCAACGAGATTTTACAGGACGTGATTTCTCGTTATCACACTGTTTATGACCAGACTCTAATACGCCCACAGTCGTTTGGTCAGCCCACTGATGAAATAAGTAGATATGACATAGATCATCCTGTAATCAGTGCATGGTTCAACGTCAATGGGATCAATGGTGGCAATCCTGTACACACACATTCGGGAAATTATCTAAGTGGCACGTTATATTTTCAGGCCGCAGATACAGGATATATTGAATTCATGTCTCAGAGTTATCTTTATAAAAGCATGAATTACTGTTGGCCATATTTTGGATCCGCAAGATATAATCCCAACGACGGCGATCTCTTGATGTTCCCTTCATACCTCGCACACTTTGTAGAGCCTAATCCTGTGTTAAGACCTAGAATCAATATGGCGTTTGATATACAGTATCATTTTAAAAATATCTAATGTTCAAAGGTTTATTTTTCAATCAGTGCGGCAAAGGACCAACTGTTAGATCTCCGGGAGCTCATAGAATAGCTTCATGGCTCCGGATGAATAATTGGGACATAGAAGTTTTAGATTTTTTACCGTTTTGGTCGATAGAAGAATTAAAAGAGTTTTGTATTTCTAGAATAGATCATCAAACTAAGTTTGTGGCATTTAGTTATATGTTTTTTACTCCCCAGGTTAATAATTTTCCTGTTGAATTATTAATATGGATTAAAGAACATTATCCGCAACTTAAAATTATCGTAGGAAGTCAAGAAAAATATCTTCACGGCCACGAATATGTAGACTACATTATTTCGGGGTACGGAGAGTTTGCTATTTTAGAACTTCTACAGTATCTATTTTCCAACGGCGATCGTCCTAAGTTTGCTTTAGAAAATCCGTTTTTTAAATTTATCAATGCAAACAAACTTTATCCTGCATACCCTATGAAAAATCTGTCTATCTTATACGAGAACAGAGACTATCTTTCTGCAGACGAGTGGTTGGGAATTGAATTCTCACGAGGCTGTATGTTTAAATGCGATTTTTGTAATTATCCCATCCTAGGTGTAAAAGGTGATTATACAAGAGATGCTGACGATTTTAGCAATCAAATCACTGACACATATGAAAGATTCGGAATATCAAACTATGTAGTAGCCGACGAAACGTTTAACGATCGGACAGACAAAATAACAAAGTTTGCGGATGTAGTTGAAACTTTAAATTTCTCTCCTTTTTTCCAAGGATTTTTAAGAGCAGATCTTTTAGTCAGCAGACCAACAGATCGAGAAGAACTATTAAGAATGAATTTTTTAGCTCAGTTTTATGGTATAGAAACATTTAATCATCAATCCGGTAAAGCTATTAAAAAAGCCATGCATCCCGACAAACTAAAAGACGGATTGATAGATATTAAAAAATATTTTCATACTCACGGCAGTAAAAAATATAGAGGATTTATAAGTTTAATTTTTGGATTACCATATGAAACTTTGGAATCGTTAAACACAACAAAAAATTGGTTAATAGATAATTGGCAGGGAGAATCATTTGGTGGTGCTCCTTTAGAAATTAGACTATCCAGCGAGAACAGTTCTCTTATATCAGATAATTATGAAAAGTACGGATATAGGAAAATGATTGATGATAAGAATTTTCCAGGTCTTGTTTGGGAAAATGAGTTCATGAATATTATGCAGGCTCGACAGATATCTCAAGAATTTCAAAATCTATACAATAATCAACAATACGATTTTAGGGTATATGCTCACTGGCTACCTGACACACAAAATATAGATTTATTTAAAAATCAAGTAGATGTCGCAGATCGACTTCGCATATTAGATAGGATCACAATCTACAAGAACAACAAATTATCAACAAATTAATTATATTGCTGCTATGTCTTTAATTACGATGTTACCTTGCATTAATGCATGTGATGAACATTGATATCGATATGTTCCTGATATGTTAGCAGGAATTTTCCAATACAGCGTACCAAATATCTTTCCTTGTGCGGCTGCACCAGTACTTACAACTCCATTATAAAATACATGCACTAATCCGGTGCTGTAATTTGTGCCACCACTGTTTTGAATTAAAAATGGGTGGCCGTTGACGTTGAGATTAAAGGCTATGGTTGTTCCGGATATTGCATATATAGTAGGATTGGCTCCAGTATACTGTCCGTCAGTGTCGAAATAATAAATCTGTCCAATGTTTGTTACGTGCAGTCTAGTAATGGCTTGAAAGGCTACCTTGTCGATGGTCATGCCGTCACCTAGATATATCCAGGCACCAATGCTAGATAAATCAGCCCAGTTCATATCAGTAGCCACTCCTACTGTTACAGTATCATTGGCAGCATCATGAGTCATCGAGATGAATCTTCCGGCATCAATTCTTAACGTATCTGTTGTGGTGTCTGCGACATAATCTGTACCGTTGAAATTCACAGTTGAAAATACGTTTTGAGGAATATTTGGACTGCTGTTAGTGACCGTGATAGTATCTGTGGAATCATTTGTAGTGATAGCTACCCCGGTGCCTGCAACTAGTGTAAGTGTATCTGTGGCAGAATCCGCTACAACACTGGATTGTCCAGCCACTGCAATAGTCTGAAAGGCCTGTGTTGTGTCGCTGCCTGTGATGGTTATATTACCTTCAGCGTCCGACGAAGTTGTTATACCCGTGCCGCCTATAAATTTAATACTCTCATCTTCACTCACAGTTATGATTGTAGAATCGTCTGCTGCCACAAAGAATTGTGTGCGTTTTCTAGTACTTTCGTATATAGGTGATTCGCCATTCACTGATATGCTACCAGTAACCGAAAGTCTAGTACCATTCCAAGATAACCCTGTAGTTCCTTCTACAACATTGCCAGTCTGGAAGTAATAGGCCAATTCATATTGACTAGCTGTACTTACACCGCTGCTGCCTGCCGTGGCTGCTATAGAGCCGCCGCTGACATATGCTGTAAATCCTGCAGTACCGTTTACTGTAGTAGTCAATCCTGTGTCGCTGTATAATCTAATCTGTGTCGAAGTTACAACGTCCGCAAAATAACTATTACCATTTAATTCTGTAGTGCCTACTACATCAGTAATAGTAATCTGTTGACCATTGCTAAGATTGTGGGCTGCTGTTGTTGCGATTACTATGGGATTGTTTAAAGTAATAGATTGTACTGATGAAGACCCGCCTACGTTTGCTCCAATGGTAATAGTATCTGTTCCAGGAGATGTGGATATAGTTATATTAGGTCCAGCTACCAGTGTTACTGTATCTGCTTCGTTGTCTGCAACAACACTGCTCTGTCCAGCTACCGCCATGGTTGTAAACGCTGCGGTCACGTTGCTGGTTGTTGTCAGGGTCAATGTGTTAGCTGATGTAGTAACGTTGATCCCGCTGCCTACGATAGTAAGAACATCTTGTGCGCTATCTGCCTCTATATCAGTTTGACCAGCCACACGCACAGTAGAAAAAGTATTCAACGTAGAAGCTATGGTCACCGTGTCAGTTCCAGCATTGGTAGTGATTGTAATTCCTGTACTGGCAGCTAATGTCAGGGTATCTGTAGCAGAATCAGCTGCCACACTAGATTGACCTGCTACTGCTATTGTAGCAAATCCGTTAGGTACACTAACCCAAGAAAGTGTTCCAGATCCGTTGGTTTGTAAATATTGATTGGCCGAGCCGTCGGTACCCGGAAATGTAAATGCTGGAAATGAAGTGGTTTTAGTTTCACCATCCAACACCCAATTGTTGCCAGCACCCAGGTCCGCTACAAAATAACCAAAATTACTAGCGGCTTTTCTTTCTACGTAGGAGAAAAATTCGTTGTTGTAATTTAATTGCACATAGTCAACTGTGGTCGGAGCATATAAATCTACTCCGTTAAATGCAAATGCCGGCTCCTGTCCTTGTACGTTGCCGATCCTTCCACCGGTAGGTATTGTAATAGTGCCGTCATCTTCTAGCACCACTTCTAGATTTCCGTTGACTAATCTGTCACCTGTGCCCGATCCTGATCCCGTTCCTGGATCGGATGTTGCAATAGAATTGCCCATTGCAAGATGTTGATAACACCAGTAATACAAAGTACTAGGAGTTAAACTAGTCACTTGTATTTCTACTGTTCTAGAAGTTGCGGTATCAAAGGCCACACTGTTATACACAGCATATGTAACGGGACTTCCACTTAACTTATAAATCACATTGGTGGTATAAGCAGTGCCGCCACCAACTACTCCGCTGAGATTGTCTGCTGAAAAATTTAATGGATGCCTATTTTGGGTAGTTCCGTTAGCGTTGGGATAGTAAACATTGGTCAAATCTGTTTGATTGAAAATATAAGTATAACCTACAACCAAGGATAACGCTGGTTTATAAACACCATCGATTCTGTATTTGTTTCCGGTGTCAGGGTTTACTGGTCCGGCTATTGTGACTGTATAGCTAACTGTAGCTACGTTTGCTTCTGTAACTTTAGATTTGATTGCGGTAGTTGAAACATTGGCTAGATCGGATCTGGCGATCTCTATGCCGCCTTGTGTGGCTCCGTCAAATACCTTTAAGGTATAGTGTGTGGGATCCACATAAATTTCACCTGATAGACCTGTTTTTCTATCTAATATTTCAGGATCTTCTGTAAGAATCCTAATGCTTTTAAAGATAGGTCTGTTATTATAGCTCATAATGTTCCTCTAGTCTTGTATTTATCACTGTTTTTTAAAAATAAATATATCAGGAGGCACACTAATTATGAATTGGATACAGGAAAGATTCGGCAGCCAGGCTGAAACTTTAGTTAAAAATATCAAGAACAAAGTAGTAGTTTCCGAAGAAGAACACAAACAAAGACTGGATGTTTGTAGAAGCTGTGAAAATTACAGCGATCTACACATGTGCAAAGAATGCCACTGCTATATGCCATTAAAAACTAAATTCGCTATTTTTACCTGCCCAATAAAGAAATGGTAATCACAGTATCAAGGGCATTAATTGATAATCTAAGGGATGATCTTCGCCTATAAAATTATAGGCTAAGTCAAATCCAACTGTGATTCTAGGTGATGAAAAATTGTTTGTTTTTGTTGTAACTACTCGATGTAATTTTTTGCCTAATCCTATATAAATTTGACCAGGTCTGTTTGTAATAGCATATTCCTTAAATTCAGTCACAGTATCTTTAGGATCTATAGATATATATCCATGCATGGGCCAATGATGAGTGTGCCAATCGAGGATTTGTTCACTTCTGTGTATATTGATCCAACTCTCCATCCATACTGGAGTATTCCAAGTTCGTTGTTGTTTAATAACTTCTACGAGATCCTTGAACAACATATACCATGCTGGGGAGGGACTAGTCAGTAGCCATATATTATAGGACTGATAACTCCAAGTTAAATCTCGATCTTTGAGTGGACCAAACCTAGCTTCGAATAGTTGTTCTGCTCGTAATGATGCATCAATTATTTCATCATGATGATTTGTTATTACATCACTGTTCCAAATCTGATAATTAAATTCTTTATTATTTTCAAGAAGCGTGATCATAATCAATTAGCTTACTGATAATTTTCTTGTTTACAAAATCTAATCTTATGTTATCATCTATTTGATACACATCTTTTTCGTTTAAAAATATTTTTTCTGTTGAAAACGAATGCCTATTAGTCATAATATTTCCTGTGATAGAAAATCCCCAACCTTCATCGTCATTGTTTATATGAATATTCACAAGCTCGCTATTTCCGTTTAGATCCTTGGTAGGGAATATTTTTTCTACGGTTTTAGGCCTAGAATAATATATAAAAACTTCTGACACAATGCACAGTATAAAACTATCAGGAAATTTTGTTAATAAATCTTGTATAGAGTCAACGTGGATGTTTGCTAACGATTTATAAATGTATGGTGGGTTGTCTTTCTGAAAAATTATAAAAGCGTGGCCAGCAATTTTCCATGGACTGGTTAATTTTCTTTTTTGCTCTAAGATCCATCTTTCCAAATGCTCTTGATCGAAAGATCCAATTATTCTAAAGGTATCCATGGTGTTATCTATCTTTTCCTGTATACGATTTTTCTAAATAGTCAGCGTGATTAGGAAATATTTTTAAACATTGATCTATTCTAAATTTATGCGAATCCCACATCATCTTTCCGTATTTTTTAACTGGCTCTTCACATGTGTACTGATCAATAAATTGGTCGTATGCACCAAAAGCATACAACAAAGAAAACCATTGTCCGGGATGAAACATCGTGTATATCCCAGGGTTAATAATTTTATCAGGAGGTTGTGGTATAAAATGATTCAAAGCTGTCCTGGTAGATGCAGGAGGTTGTACCATTTTTGCTGCTTTCCAGAAATCAGTATCATCCTTTGTGGACATCAAATAGTGTATTAGTACAAAATCCACAATTTCTCTCACCATGAGGTTATAATTGTCGCTGAGCATCAAGGCTGAATCGTCGTTGTAAGCACCACCATTTTGTAAAATCACTTCAGTTAATGCTTGTATACCTTTGGTAGTAAATGTAATGCCTGTGGCTTCTAAGGGTTCTACAAATGCTGCTGCAAGTCCAGTGGCGTAAACATTCTTTACAGCTATGTTTTTATGAGTTCCTGTTTTCATCTTTATATGATTAGCCGGGGCAGACCATTCATCTAATACAGATCTTAGATATAGTTCAGCATCTTCTGGGCTGATAAATTTATCACAGTATACATAACCGTTTCCTATTCTGTTAAAGGTAGGAATAGTCCATCGCCAGCCACAGGGTTCCGCAATGGCTTTGGTATACGGATGCATTTCCGTTGTTTTATTTTTATATTCCGTTGGGATAGCAACTGCTCTATTACACAATAATATATCTTCAAACGATATAAACGGTTCTTTTAATGTTTGTTCCAGCAACAAAGATTTAAATCCAGTACAGTCTATGTATAAATCTGCATGTAACAATCCGTTTTCTTTAGACATTAACCCAGTTATTCCAGTTTCGTCTGAAAATACTTCTAGTATTTCATCATCATAATGTTTTATTTTTCTTTTACATTTCTTTTTTAGTGCTTCAACAAGTGCGTCTGCTCTAAAATGTACGGCATCCCAAGTGAAATCATGCATACCTAGATTGAAATCTAATTTATGATCGTCCAGTTTAGTAGATTTATTGGCCTTGGCAAATCTGTATGCAGGTAGCCAATCATTGTATTCTTTTTTAGTGATCTTTTGAGATAGTATGTATTTTGCTAAAAACGTATCTCTACCTAAAACTGCGGTGGCTACTGTGTCGTTGTCAACAAACGCAGGTTCGTCAGCCCATCCAGTTAACTCAACACCTAATTTAAGTGTGGCTTCTGCAAGAGACATCCAATCTTCTGGTTGTAACCCGCATTCTAATAAAAATGCTGTGGTGTATGGCTGGGTACCTTCGCCCACGCCTATGGTTCCTATCGTTGTTGATTCAACCAATGATATCTTAACTGCCGGAGGCAAATTATTACTAAGATGAGCAGCAGCCATCCAACCTGCCGAACCTCCTCCTACAATAATAATGTTATTGATAATTCTGTTCATTTTTTCTCCAATACATATATTCCTAATCCGTTCCAATAATCGTTTGGATCTTCACCGGTGGTAAAAATCTCTTTCTCAAAAATAACTTTTAAGTCTAGTCCGCTTATACATTTTTTTGTTCCGTGGGCGACTTGAATCCAATTCCAATCATCTACTATAAAAATAAAAATATCATCACAAACGTCTATTACTTTTGTTAAAAACATTTCGTGACTTTCTAAAGAATGATCACCGTCATAAAAGACTATTGATGCTTTGAATGGTAAGTCGGTTTGTTTTACTTCATCAATATTTTTATCTATGATTTTAAAATTTTTATTTCCTGTTTTTGAAATATTTTGATATAGTAAAGATTTAGTAGGTCCTGGTACAGATACCCATTCTTCCATGTCTCTCATTGGCTTGATGCCGTCGTTTTCAAAATTATCTATACCTACGCAAAATGCATGCTCATTCTTATATAGTGCCGAAGAAAAAATTGCACCTTGATAAACTCCTACTTCTAAATATCGAGAATCTTGCATTTCTAAAAGATTATTCAACAAGTGCTTAACTTTGTTTGATGTTAATCCGTTTATTTCAAGTATTTCTTCACTTAATTTAGATTCTAAGTTTTCAGACTTTCTAAGAGATTCGTTTATTTTTTCTATAAATCTATTTTTGGATTTGCTTATCACTACTTGATTACAATAATTACAATCCCAGCAATCAAATTTACATGTTTTTATTTTTTTCCGCCATGCATTTATCGGTGATCCTTCTATGGCCATATCGTCGACGTATGATTCAAAACCGTCAAACAATATTTCTTTATCTTGGGCAAAATTTTCTATGATTTTCATAGTTTCAAACATTCTGGGTGTATGTTCTCTACCATGCATTTTAAAAACATCTATGCCCAACTCATTGACAAATTCTAACCAATCTTTTTTCCAGGGTGGGAAATCTGCTTTCTTTAATGATTGTCCTGGATCATCGCGGTCCCATGCTGGACACGTGACTTTTGACAACGGTGTCATGAAATAAGTAGGATGTTTGCCTTCTATTCTAGTATTGTTATATTGAAAATGTTCGTCTTGAACAGAACAATTCCCCCAACAGCCTTCGTTGGCTAACAAAGATACAGTTATTTCTCGCCCATACTTTTCTATACAGTATTCTTTGGCCTTCTTGATTTCTAACAAACTTTCTCGATCTCTCATCAAATCTCTATCAAGATTTATATAACTAAATCCTGCTTCGACTAATTTAACTAGTTCGTTGGCTCGTTGCACATTCCTTAGAATAGTATTTTTTACAAATAATTCCGGATATTCTTTCTGTATTCTTCCGGACAACATCCAGATAGTATGTGGCAGTGTAACTGTTCGTATTCCTTGATCGTATAGAGGTCTGAAATATTTTATCCATGTCTCCAAGAATTCTTGTGTGGGCGGAACCTCTATATTATTAAATGTTGCTGAGAGCGGTATACCTAGATCTGTTTGTAAAATCAAAGCATTATTGATCAAGTCAATGGCTTGTTTACTGTCAAATACATCTCCCATTGCATCAGTTACAAATGGTGGAATTCTACAGGTAAAATATATATCGTAGATATACTCTTTGTGTGTGCTACAAAAATCGTAAAATTGTTTAAATTCTTGTTCAGATAATTTAGGATTCAGTGGGATACTAAATATTTTCATCATTTTCCTTTAGTGTTTTTTCCCAATCAGACCAAACAGGCCACTTATTCAACGGACATCTTTGCTTGTTTCGATCGCCGGACATCATGTAGCTAGAACATGCACATTCTCCACAGTGTGCCCTAAAAAACACACGATTTGGCGATTCGTCGTCAGCTGCACTTAAGAAACAATGCTCACAGTTGTAACAAATCTCAACCCGGTGCAGTCTAAATTCCCAATCACCTAATATGTAACCTGGCGGTGGCGGGGTTGTAGGTAATTTTTTCATTAATCTGTGTCCTGTTTGTCTCTAACTGCTGTGTGGACAATGTACTTTTTCCTCCGTAGGTTCCAACTACACCGGTGATATCTGGCAGTTGATAAGGCTGTCTATTCTCAGGAGTCGTTGTCAATACGTGCCTTACTGCTTCTCCTAGTTCGGAAATACCGTGTTCCATACGTTGGGTCTGCAACATCGCATACGAAATTACTTTTTGTTGCGCTTCGAGTGGCATGCCTATGATGGAATCAATATTCCCGGACTGAATTTTTCCTGAAAGCATCACATCATACATCGCTTGTTTACCAAATCTTTTGATCCAGTATTCTTCTTCTTTTTCTTCCCAATTGTCCTTGTAATTTTTAATCGTTTCTAACGTGTTTTCAGGAGCTATCTCTTTTGCTATTTCTAAAAAATTATTGATTTCGTAATTACTTTGCTCTTGCAATAATTTAGTCTGCGCTACATCAAAACCTATCTTTTTAATTTCTAATTCCATTAGCTCTTTTTCTAACTCATCTTCTTCTAGTTCAAGTGCCCTTTGTATTTTTCTTACTTCTATTTCGGCTTTTTTAATTTTATAGGTACTGTCGGCTAGTCCTAGAATCCTAGCTTTGATTTCTAGGCCTACTTGTTGTAGTTTCCTATGATCTGTAACTTCTGTGTTTATAACAAAAGATCTAGATTGAAAAATTGAATAAGGGGTGATTACAGACGATAAAAATTTCACTATGTCGGCATCTTCTTTAGAGGTGACTTTTAAATCTAACAGATTTTCATAATCAATGTTAAATTCTTCTGGCGCTTGTGATCTCTTTATTCTATCTAAAGGTACAATGTGACTAGGCATAGTTTCTCCGTAAAAAAATATCTTGTTTGTTAGACAAGATATTTATGTTAGTGAAATTTTTAAAAGTTAGATTCTGACTACAAAGTCGCCATGTCTACTTGTACCGAATTGTGGATATTTGGCTATTCCAAATTTAAGGTCGGCTATTTCAGCTGCTTCTTCTATCGTAGAGCAAGCGTCAATATCTCTGATATGTCTTTGTTGTCGGCCTAGGAGATTTCCAACATTTGCATGATAGTCTGCGGCACTTCTTTTGATTTTATCTGCTAAAACAGAAACAGTAATTCCCCGTGCCTTGGCAATTTCTTCAATAAGGGTACCGCTTCCTTGTTCGGCTTCTTTCAATTGTTGAGGCCATGTGCTCATTTCAAAAGCGTTTATGTGTGTTTGAAGCTCTAGATAACGTTGGTAAAAAATATCTTCAACACGCACACGCATCACTGTTTTCATGTATTCTAATACTCCGGCAGCTTCTTCTTCAGTATATGGTCTTGTGATCTTTAACGGATCTTTAAGCTGATATTTTGAAGCATATATTTCGCCTGTGTCTCTATCTTGATATCCTCTGAATTCGGGGCGACCAAAATAATTGTACCAACGGGCAACATCTTCCGGAATTATCCTAGGACGACCTTGTTCCCAGTTTATCCAATCGAGATTGCTGACCTGGACCAGCGTGAAACCTGCGAAATTGTCTATGACTGTGTGTCTTGGATCTACTGATTCGTGATATTTTTTATAGATTACGTACATGATTTTCCTTAAGCTCTGCGAGATCCCGAGTCACCGGATGACATAGCGCGATCTGAACCGCCTAACCATGTACTTGCGGTGTTGGTAAAATTCTGCTTCCAGAACCAGTTGTTTTGACAAGTAGAACCGCAACAGCCCATACCGTATCCCCAATCTTGGCCTTCGACAAAGTTAGTTTCTCCACAAGTCTGAGGTTTGTTGGTCCAGTTGTTCTGTAGAGTTTCTGCTGCATAATTGTGTCTAGTATAGGTATAAGAACCGTTACCGCCATTTTCGACAAACGCAAAATCTAGTTTAGTACCCATCGATTTACTATGTGCTTGATCACTACCTGGTGGTCTACCGCTGGGCATAGATGTTACCGTCTCGTCGGAGAATCTAATACGATGAGCGCCAAACGCATCATAGCCGTATGAGTCGCTTTCCCAAGCGTTTCCATAATTGGCTGAGCTAAGTCCACCAACGGTGGTATACGCAATGGTGTTGTTTGACATATTATGTCTAACGTTGGTGCCTTCACCGCCGCCGATTATATAATTGGCCACAACACCACTGTAAGCACCGTGATTACTCATTACTCCAGTGTCGTCTTTGGTACGTCCCATGTCTCCGTTATTAAATCCGGATTCACTAAACATGTTAAATCCCGAATATGCGGAAAAAGCTCCTAGATCTCCACCAGTTCCATAAACCCATAGTCCTGTGTCGTTCCAAGCACCACCAACGTATCCTGCACGGTTGTTTAATCTATCGCCTAGTGATGCATAAGCATCGTTAGACACTGTGACCCTATGTGCAGCGAACCAAGGTGTTGACGCTGAATATCCCCCAACCACATAGCCAAAGGCATAGACCTGTCTATAATAATAACTATTAGTAGCACGTATGCTAAATGCTCTATCTGCTGAACCTAGTCCGTCAGTGGCTGTGGCTCTTAATGTATAACTGAAATCTTGCTGCCAAGCAGCATTAAGTGTGGCCCAGTTTATGGTTCCAGATACTGTGCCGTTAGAGGCCAGGCTCATACCTGTAGGGATTGCTCCACTGACTAAAGATACCGTAACTCCGGTAGGATCTGTAGCTGTGTGAGCATAACTTGCAGCCGACATAGTAGCAGTGGTTCCTACTAGTCCAGCAGCGGTTGACCATGTGGGATCTGGGTCCACTGTACCTGCTGCTGACAACGTTGTGCTAGCTCCCGGACCGTTGGCAACTATTATATCAAATAATTGACTGGCAGTAAACGGTACTGCGCTAGCGTTTGTGGAAAAAGTCAATTGTGTGCTATTAACGTAGGTAGTGGCCATTGCTCTGGGAACACCGCCGGTTGCGGCTCCGCTCACAGACACTGATGCCAGTGATAAGAATCTAGCTCCATTGACTGTGATCGTTGTTGTTGTGTCTACGTTTATGGTACCAGATATGCTGGTAACCGCAGGTGGAGGTAATCCTCCAAATCTAGCTGCTATCAGACCACTGGTTAGGGCATTTCTAAAAGGCATATTCTTTTATCCTTATGCGAATGGTGCAAGATTTCCTACACAATAATTTACACCCCCGACTCTGAACAATGAGAATGAGGCAATGTCTATGATATTAACAGACGGAGTTGGTGTAAGGTTATTGGCCCATCTCAAGGTAACTGCTGATCCGTTTATTTGAACTGCACTAGGAAGTCTTCCTGTTCCACCTTGCACTAACACCAGTGTAAAGTTAACGTTTCTATTATCTGTAGTAGGAACATTGGTAAAGTTTGCAGTAAAGTTTGCGGATATACCAGTATGCCAGAAGATCTGCGATTCTGTATAATCATGTACCACAGTACCTGTAGCAGAAGTTTTTACAACAACCTTTTCAGTGATAGTGTTAATACCATCTGTTCCCACTGTAAATCCAGTAGCACTAGTAGTACCAACAACGGTTAATCCTGTGCTGCTAAATGTTCCTCTTGTGGTATTATTAGGAACTTCAAACAAAACACTACCGGTTCCATTGGGACTGAACAGCAGGTTCGCGTTGGTTTGAGTTGGAGATAATTCCGATCCAACAATTACTGTTGCTCCTAGATTTGACGAGCCCCCAACGCCCGCGGATATTCTTCTTCCCATGTTAATTCCTTATTATAATGTTGATGTTTCGATGCCCATTACCACAGCATTGACACTGGTTAGACTAGATCTAACCACTATATATTTTCCGCCGATGCTGCCTGCTTGTTGATTGTTATCCATCACGATACCTGTTCTTTCTAATACACCCTTAGCTAGAAGATCTGTATCGTATTCTATGTACTCTGATGGTCCTGGTGTAGCGGATGTACTCACAGCGATTCTTACTGTAGCTGTAGTAGCTCCTCTATTACACAAAGACACTGTCACTACTGAAAAAGTGTCTGTAGGACAAATATAGACTGTGGTGTCTGTAGTTGCTGCTAGGTCTGCGACCCCTAATCTTCCTGTTGCCATGTTTTATTTCTCCATTATGTTAAAAAGTAGTGGAATGAAAGTGGAATGCCTTCTATTCCGCTTTGGAAGTTCAATACCGCTCTCACGTTGATCCCACCTCCAGTAGTTGTACTTATCGTATTACCTGATATAAGTATCGATCCTGCGATCAGTGTATTTACGTTCAGTGACGCACCACCGCCTCCGATCTGTGAACTAATATAAGATTTAATAGCTCTCTGAGTAGGCACAATATCGTCTGAATTTTCAGTGAAGAACGGATCTGTTGAAAATTCACGGATAGTAGCTGAGCCGCCACCTAGTGCCACTGCACCTAGAGTCAGTTCATTCAATCCTGCGATGTTAAATGCGTCAGCATTTAATGTAGCTACACCAGTGCTTTGTTGAATAGTAAACAAATCACCAACACGGAAATTACCATCTTGGTCCGTTGATGTAAAGAATACACGACCGCCTCCGGATTCAACAGTTTCGTTGGCCTGTATTGGATTATAAATCGGATTGTCTGGATAATTTGATGATACAAATCCTCCGGTTCCTATACTTAGGAAATCGTGTCCGGTTAATCTAGCTTGGCTATACTGTATTCTAAGAGTGGCTGTTGATTCGTGTGTGAGCTCTTCGCTTAACGATACCCCTGGACTTATCTGTAAGAATGCTGTGTATGCACCATCATATTCGCCTACAAAACTGTTTGTTTGTACCAGTTTGAAGTAGCGTCCAGGAATACTAGAGAACTCAATGTTAGCACCCGCTAACGGAAGCGCACTAATTCGTTTTACTCCGATGAATGATCCGCTTTGGAAGAAATCAGCGTAGCCGTCTCCAAACACTGTGGCTGTAGCAGCTGAGTATCCTGTGCCTCTATTAGTGAATGTAGGATTAGCCAATGCTCCGTTTCCGTATCTTACGGTGAAAGGCGCAGGATAGATCACATTAGGATCAGTGATAGTTAATGTAGGTGCAGCTGCATATGCTGAGCCTGGTTCTATGATGGCAGTTGAAAATATCTTTCCGTCTGCAACTGCACATCTAGCTTTGGTTTTAGCACCAGTTACTACTTTGCTGGCGGCTGTTGCACTGTTAGATATAGTGATCCACATAGGAGATCTATTTGGGTTTCCAAAAGCAATACCTCTGTTAGACTGAGCAGTGCTGTATAAAGCTCTTTCACGCCATACAATACCGTCTTCTGAAGTAACTATACTAACATCTGTGTCATTTGTGACCGCAACAAACAAGCCTTGACCGTATGCTACTCTATACCAACCCTGCGTGACTCCTAGGGAAGCTGCTGTCCATGTAGTTCCATTTAAGCTGTATGCGGCTACTTGTCCGCTAGTATTAGATACTGCTACAAATCGGCCGTTACCCCAAGTTACTGAATTCCAGTTGGAACTAGATGATAATGTTCTTGCAGTCCAGGTTAAGCCGCCGTCTGCTGAACTGGCTGCAACAGTACCGCCACTGGCTACTGCTACCCATAAGCCCATTCCGTATGCAATGCTCTTCCAGTTAGCTGAGGTCATTGCTCCGCCATTGCTCCAAGACACTCCTCCGTCAACGGAGAACACGCTCAATGACGAGCTGGTATCAGATACTGCCACCCAACGGCCGCCGGCGTATGCTACGCTAGACCAAGCAGATGAAGCACTGATAGCACCGCCAGATGTCCAAGTAACTCCGCCATCATTGGAATAAGCTGTGGCTGTTCCACCGGAAGAGATAGCTACTATATGTGTTTTTACCAGTCTAGCAGTACCTGTTCCTACACCAGCACCTGTGGCCACAAAATATGTTCCGACTGTGCTGTTAGTAGAGCCAATTAACGTGTAATTGGTGTTGCCTGCTGTGACAATTTCATAGGCTTGACCTGTGACAAAAGCCCCAGCAGTGGTAAGGTCGGTTCTACTTCCGCCTGCTAGACTAGACCAAGTTGCCGACGGCAGTGTTGACGTTGACCAAGTAACTCCATCTATAGAATAGCCGCCAGCAGTGGTGCTGGATATCGCAACAAAATTGCCGCCACGGCCTTCACCATTTTGTTCATAGGCCTGTACAGCACCTGTGGTTGAATTTACTGCGGTAAGCAACAGCGTTAAATCATTTGCAGGTGTTGCGCCGCCGAGGCTGGTGCCGGCTATGGTCAGTGTGTTTAGTCGTGTATATCCTGTACCACCGCTTAACTGGATTACTGTATAACCTTTTCCATCTTTCAAAACGTTAAATGTTGCACCTGTTCCTGATCCGCCGGTTGGTGATAGATTGTTGAAAAATTGTTTGGTTTCTATATATTTGATATCCACCCAGGCTGATGCGCTCGGTAAGGTAGCAGCAACAGCAGTATATCCTGGCTCAGTGAAACTTAAACGAGGTGTAATTTCATAGGTAGTAGACGCATCCGGAGATACAATAGTAGTTCCTGGAACTACATGATCCCATCCTAGTTCATCAAGAGTCATGCTTCCAGCAGCAGTGGACAAACTTACAGCAGATCCACCAGAAGATGCACTGACTGTAAATGTAGTACCACTATCAATTGTAATAACGTAATAGGTGGTGGTCAACGACAATCCGCCTAGTGCAGTACCACTGAAAGCCACTAGTTGATTAACTCGCAATGTTGCTGTGCTACTAACTGTGATTAGATTGGTACTTGTGGCGGTAGCTGTACAGGTCAATGTATCGAACCAAGGTTTGCCAATCTTGGCAATTTTGCTACCGCTGTTATATGTCAGTATCTTTGCTATCTGTCCAACAGCTGTGCCGCCATCGAGATAAACTAACATACCTGGAAAGGCTGTGCTTAAATTTCCATCTGTGGCAGCTATTGTCAACGTTGTTGCTGAACCTGCCTGCGCTGTATTAGCCGCAGTTACGAATCCTGTTCCGCCAAAATCATTTTCTCCAGACGAGTCTGCTCCGTCGGTTAGTCTTACTTGATAGACTGCTCCGTCTCGAAGTTCGTCGGCCACTGCGGCAGCGTTTAATCCAGAACCGTTGATGTTTATGGTTGTACCTTGGCTAGTGTACATAGATCCAGCATGACTGAATTCTAGATTGTATACTGTGGATCCGCTTACGTAGGCTGCGCCCACTTGTGCTTCGAATGATCGATTATCGATCACTGCGGTAACCGGAGTTTCTGTACTATCTATACCTTCTGCCACTGCTCCAAATTCGCCGTATGAGTTGTTGCCGTTGGTAGCACGGATTTTACCGCCGTTTTCTGCAAGATATCCAACGTGTGAATAATATGAGAACACAGAAACAAGTTCTGCTCTGCCGTTGTTAGTGATCCATGCGCCGATACCATCACTGATTAGCTGTGTGAAATCGTTTGATACTATGGATTTATTTCCACCATCGTGTAATGCGCCGTCAATTTTCTGACCAATTGCTGCATTACCAAACGTAGCTACGTTTTGTACATAGCAAGATCTGCTTATTATCCAAGTATTGAAGTCAGCTGTGCCCCATCCTGGGTCAAGAGAAACATATGCTCCTGCTGTGGTTCTTGAAGTTCCATATGCATTGGCTGGTGTTAGTTGACCTTGTAGATCTCGTAGAGTCATATTTCTAACGCCAGTGCCGTTACGTACCAGGAACATGTTTTCTTCAGCACAGCCTGTGACAGCATTGGCGTAGTATAATGCCACATATCTTGATTTATAATTTCCAGGCCATTGAAGATCGTATTTCAACGCATCTATATATGTGTCAATATCTCGCTGACACAAACTGCTGTTATAATAAAGATCAACTGTCATGCTTCCAGAAGCTGTGGTTAATGTCAATGCAGTAGTAGCATTTCTAGTGGTAGCAATCTTAAATGTAGTTGCACTTACGATATTCTGTACATAATACACAGTACCGGCAGTGATTCCACCAAATGTAGTTCCGCTGAACACGATAGCAGTGTTTCTCTTCAGCCAGCTGGTACTGCCAACAGTTACTATGTTTGTGGTCACAGTAGTATTGGTAGCGGTGCCTGTAAATGTGTTATCGATATAGGCTGTGGCTTCGGCTTTGATAAAGTTACGATTTCTTTCTAACTGAAGTCTAGCATAGTCACGATTACGTTCGTTGGTCTGACAGACAGATCCTTCATTGGTTGCTCCATAAATCACGTTGTCTATGATCACAGCCAACGCAGTAATTCTAGACTGAGCTGTTGCATTGCCTCCTACGTTTGCTTTTGCAAGTGTTAGTGCATATTGTATCGCATCTCTAGTAACAGTTTTTTGATTCAATGTATAAACTTCTGTAGCTGTGGGTCTCAAATAGGACAGCGCAGCAATAACTGTTTGGAAGTTGCTGTTAAGCTGAAAATCGTAACCTACTGCTTTTAATATTATACCGATGTCTCTGGAACATTTGGCAGAATCGTAGACTAATGTTGGATAAGTGGTGTTAATATAAGATATTGTATTTGAACGGATGGTAGCTGCTGCTGCATCTAGTGTGCTGTATGCACTGATCAGTGCAGTTGTTGAGCTTACTCCGTTGGTCGCTGCTGGGTCACTCAACGTTACTGTAGTTCCTACTGCTGTTGGTCCTACATCTACTATACTAATTAAATTATCTAGATTGTTACCGATGAATGTGGCTGAACCGGCTGA